ATTATTTAATTGATACAAATCCATTAGGATCAGCAGCATTACCACAAACACCTATGCCTAATCCACAAGTAGTACAACCACCAATACAGCAGGCTACAGGCAACATGAATCAGGGATTGACGCCAACAGAAAATGCTTTATTATCTGAAGAAGAAAAACAAATTCGTTTAAGACAAAGAGGTTTAGTATAATGATTTATTTGGGCGGTCAGATAGTATCTAACTATTGGGGTCTTTATGTGGCGGGGGTCACATTCTAATGGCTAACGGTAAACATCCAGAAGATACAGGGGAACATTTAATGGCATTATATGGACATATAGAAGGTGTGAAAAAAGACATCAATCATTTACATAGAGATATTGAAAAAATAAATAATAAAGTAGAAGACGTTGAAAAGAAAACAGATCGTCTTTTATATTGGATTATTGGCGGCGCATTTACAACAATCCTAACCCTAACTGGATTGTTTAATCTTTTCTTGAATTAATTAAAATAATTATTATATTTACAGTAGGTCGCTTTAGGAGGGCCTATACATAAACTGTCTAACATGGAGGTTAATATGACAAATCTAAGTACATTCCTAAATAACGCAATCGGTTTTGAAGATATGTTTGATAGATTCAACTATCTTACATCAATCAATTCTGGTTTTCCACACTACAATATAAGAAAGGCTTCTGAAGGTAAGTATGTTATTGAACTTGCTTTAGCAGGATACAAAAAAGATGAAGTATCTGTTGAAGTAAAAGATGGCGTACTAATCATAGAAGGTAAATCTAAAGAAGATCTTTCTAATTATGTTCATCAAGGTATTGCTAAGAGATCGTTTAAAAGACAATTTCAATTAGCAGACTATGTTGAATGTAAAGGTGGCAAACTACAGGATGGTATGCTCAATGTTGAATTAGAGTATAATCCACCAGAGTCTAAAAAACCAAAACAAATAAAGATTGATTAAATCCACTCTCTAAAGTTTTCGTCCATAATTGCATTTGCAATATTGACTTTACTACGTAGAGCTTTAACAATTCTTTCGTCAATAGTATCTTGAGCCATGATGTCAATATAAGTCATCTTTTTTGTTTGACCTATACGATCAATCCTTGCTTCAGATTGTTGACGCTTCTCTAAATCATAACCATTAGAGAAATAAATCATATTACTACCGGCGGTAAGTGTAATACCATAGCCGCCGGTATGTGTAGTACCAACGAAGAATCTACATTTATCATCTGTTTGAAATTTTTTAATATTCTTTGATCTAGCATCTGTATCTGTTGCACCATAATAATCTACAACAGAATCATCTCCATATACTTTTTTAATTTCTTTAATTATTCTTTTTACATCATGAGTATAATGTGACCATATAATAGTTTTACCTTCTATTTTTTCTAAAATATCCATAAGTTCAGTTAGTCTTTGGCAAGGTAAATCTTTTATCGTACCATCATCTGCAGTAAAATGTCCACAAGTAATTTGATGTAGTCTCATTAGTTGAGTCATAACAGTTGCTGATGATTGCATTTTACCATCTAAAAAAGCTATTGCTTCTGCTTTCATTTGTTTATATAATTTTTTTTGCTCATCTGTAAGTTCAACATAATGCTTGACATAAGATTTTGCAGGTAAGTCTAAGCAATCTTCTTTTAATATTCTTTTAGAGAAACCTTTTATTTTTTCTGATAACTCACCAAGATTTCTATAGCCAACAACTATTTCAACTTGACGACCATTGACTTGTATTTTTTTACACACAGAATATCTTGCTTTGAATGTATAATAAGATTGATGGTCTAATAACCATGGATCTAAAAATTGACATTGTGAATATAAATCTAAAGGTGATTTAGTTACAGGGGATCCTGTAAGTATTCTTCTATACTTACAATGTTTAGAAAGAGTTAAAATATTTTTTGTTCTATTTGATGTAGGTGTTTTAATTGTAGTAGCTTCATCAATCGCAACCATTGATTTAGGATGTGCTGCTAAAAATTTATATGCAAAATCAGAGCCATTACCTGAACTAAAAGACTCTACATTCATAATTAAAATACGAAGATCAGAACCTTTTTCAAATAAAGTATTTAATATTTTTTTCTGTTTAATACTTTTGTCAGATGTTTTCCAAAGCACAATTTTTTTATCAATATGATCTGGTAAATGTGTAGGTATCTCAGAGTCATACCAATTTTTATATACACCTTTTGGTGCTATCAAAAGCAGTGCATTTATCTCACCTTTATCGTACAAAACAGCTGCATTATCTAATAATACTTTAGATTTTCCAGTACCCATTTCCATAAAGTATGCGAATACTTCTTTATTCCATGATGCCTCTAATGCATCTAATTGATGCCCATAAGGCTTAGTTTTAAATTTATAGTTCATAATTTGCTTTTTCTTTCTAAAAGTGTATATAGTTTATAAAAGTAAAAAAGTCAATGAGTAAAGTATATTTAGTACAAGACATTCCTGTCGATAGAGAAACTGGTCAACCCAAATATAATGTTATGGGTGCACAAAAATATGGCGAAATTACGGTCATGCTACCAGCAAAAGCTCAAATGATTTTTTCTCCTGGTCCATTAATTTTTCAAATAAGAGATAAGTTAAAAACTTTTACAACTGATGATTATTTATTATTGTCAGGTGATCCTGCAATTATTGGAGTGACATGTTCAATAGTTTCTGATATGACTAACGGTAAATACAAGTTACTGAAATGGGACAGACAGGAAAAAACATATTACCCAATCGAAATAAATATTTTTCAAAACTAGTTGACAATATAAAATTCTCCTATATATACCTTTTACGAAAGGAAATATTATGAATATAAATTTAAGACAAGATGCGCCTGATCAAACTGATCATATTGATGTCAATGAATTGTCAGAAGCAATAGAACAATTTAAATCTGTTGGAGCACAAATTCTTGCAACAGAAATAAAATTAAAAGAATTGAAAGAACAAGAAAAATATATTTCTGAAATTACTATTCCAGGAATTATGGACAAACAAAATTTAAAAACTATAAAACTAAAAGATGGTTCAGAACTATCTGTTGGTAAAAAGTTTTATGCTTCAGCTAAAGCAGATAAAAAGACTGAAGCGATACAATGGCTTCGAGACAATGGTCTAGGTGATATTGTTGATAATAACATCACAGTAACATTTGGCCAAGGCGAAGATAACAAGGCTGTCGAATATGCTAGCCTTGCGAGGGAGCGTGGTTATGAACCAACTCAACAAGAGAAAGTTCACCACGCTCGACTCTCAGCAGTGATGCGTGACTGGAAAGAACAAGGTAATGAAGTTCCCGTTGATCTGTTTAATGTTTTGGACGGAAATCGTACAAGCATTACTAAGAAAAAATAAACTAATAAAATACTAAACTAATAAAGGAGTAAATAGTATGGACAAACAAGTCGTAAAAAACAATAGTGCAGGTGCACTAGCCACTGTAAATTTAAGAGCTGATGCTGGTAAAGGTGCAGAGGAAATCAAATCAGAAGACGTATCTACACCGATTCTGAAAATCTTACATCAACTATCACCAGAGTGTAACTCAAGAAGTGCTAAACATGTTGAGGGAGCTGAACCTGGAATGATATATTCAAATAGTTTTGGGGAACCGATAGATGGTAATAAAGGTTTGGAAGTAATAGTTGCACATACGCAAACTAGATATCCAGAATGGCAAGAGATGGGTGATAGTCCATCAGCACCAGTTGGAACGCACTTAACACCACCTGCAGATGCACAAGAAGAAATGAGAGGTATCAAGTATAGATTATCTAATGGTAACTATATTGAGAAAACCATGTACTTCTTTGTAATTGCAATGGTAAAAGGTACACCAAGAAAAGCAGTGATCACAATGAGATCCTCTAATCTTACACCGGCAAGAAAACTTAATGATCTTATTTCTAATTTAAGAATGACAGATGATAAAGGTTCTTTTCAACCGGCAGCATACTCTGCAGTATTCAAACTACAGACTGCTGAAAAAAGTGCAGGTGATAAAACTTGGCATATTTATAAACCATCATTAGTAAGAATGTTAGATGTGTCTGATCAATCTGATGCAGCAATATATACTGCGGCTCAAGAATTTCAGAAACAAGTATCTGCTGGGTTAAATAAACCTAAGTATGAAAAAGTTGAAGCTAACAAAGCAAAAGATATTATCTAATTACTTAAAGTAATGGTAGCTACAGAAGGCGGCATCGGGAGACTGCGGCCGCCTTCTAATAATAAACGGATAGGAATTTATGAAAGAATACATAGAATATTTTAGTGGTTTAAAAAGAAGTTATGGTGTCTGTAAAATAGATGATGGACATATAGATCCGGAAACAGGCAAAAAGAAATGGAAACATGAGTGGACTAAAATTCCAGTCACAGAAAAAGATTACGAAGACCATATCAAAGGATTAAAGTCAATCGGTATACAACCTTGTACTGATGAAGGTATGGCAAGATTTGGTGCAATAGATGTTGACCAATATCCAATAGATAAAAAATTCTATCTTGGAGTAATTCAAGAAAAGGAATTACCAATCATCCCTATCCTATCCAAGAGTGGTGGACTACATTTATATGTGTTCACTACTCGGTTGGTAAAAGCAAAAGAGATAAGAAACTTTTTAGAAGAATTATTATTTGTATTTAAATTACCACAAGCTACAGAAATATTTCCTAAACAAACACAGTTAAGATCTATTGATGGAACGCTATCAAATGGAAACTTTATTAACTTACCTTACAATGGTGAAGATAGAAAAGCATTAAACTTAGATGGAACGTTAATGCCATTTCAAACTTTTATTGAAGTAGTTAAATTAAATTTAGTTGATCCTAAGAATTTTAAAAACGTAAGAGAAAATTTAATTAGTCAAGAACTAAAAGGTGGTGGTGAAGAATTTCAAGATGGACCGCCATGTTTACAAAAACTAACTAAAGAGCAAATGACTTTTACTGATGGTAGAGATAGATTTTTATATAATTATATGGTGTTTGCTAAAAAGAAATATGCAGACAGTTGGCAAAAAATGGTTTTACAAGCAGGTAGAAAGTATTTTTCTTTTGATGAACATTGGACAGATGATCATATTAAAAAGAAAATTAGTAGTTGGGAAAAACAAAATAAAGGTTTTACTTGCAGCGATCCATTAGTTGCAGATGTATGTATGAAAGCAGTATGTGTAAAAAGAAAACATGGTGTATTATCAGATAATAAACCTAGTTATCCTGTGTTAAGTAATTTACAAAAAATAAATTATAAACCTAATCCAGAATGGAAAGTAACTGTTGAAGATGAAGACGGTGAAACAGTTCAGTTACATATAAAAAATACATACAAACTTACCAATCAACAAGAATTTAAAAATACATTATTTGAACAAGCACATGTTATGGCACCAAGTATAAAGAAAAATGATTTTGAAACTATAATTAAAATGTTAAGCACACCGAAAGATAAAATAGAAATCATTGAACCTGCAGAAGGTACAAGTCCATTAGAAGTATTAAAGAAATTATTACAAAAACATATCTATGGAGCACAAGCAACAAGTCATTCATCTTTTGAAAGTGGTAGACCTTTGGTAGAAACAAAGTTTGCATGGTTTGTATTTGATAAATTTTTTGACAAACTAAAAAATGAAGAATGGAAATATGATGCACAAAAAACTTCATACATGATCTCCAATGAATTGTTTGATAATGAAGATTCAGATGAAGAGAAGAGAGCTTTGTTTGGTAAACCTAAAAGATTTCCAGGTAGAAATAATAATGGTGAATATTGGAGACCAATAAGAGTTGCAAGAATACCTTTATATTTATTTGAAGAACCTGAAGATATAGATGAGAAAATAGAAATAGAAGACAAGGACGATATAATATGATTTATAAGTACTATGGTCCACCTGGAACAGGCAAGACATATCGTTTAATATCTAGAGCAAAAGCATATCATAGAACAGGAACACCTTTACATAAGATAGGTTATTTTGCATTTACTAAAAAGGCTGCGGGTGAAGCAAAGAAAAGAATGCCAGCAGAAGATAAAAAATTAATTTATTTTAAGACTTTACACTCATTAGGTTTTGAATGTTTAAATATAAATAAAGATGATGTTATGCAACCATATCATTATGAAGAGTTTGGTAAGCTATTAAACTTACAAGTAAAATTTTATGATCGTTATAACAAAGACGAATCTTTTTATTTAGGTTTTGAAAATCCATACTTTCAAATAATACATAGAGCTATTAATAGATGTGTAAGTATAAGAGAAGAATTTGATTTAGAAGAACATGATCCTAAAAATGTAAACTGGCAACAACTAAAACACATATCTGATAATTTGTTAAAATATAAAGAGAAAAAGAAACTTTTAGATTTTAATGACATGATAAATATGTTGATAGAAAATCCAAATAAATTACCTGACTTTGATGTCATATTTATTGATGAAGCTCAAGACTTATCGCCTTTGCAATGGAAATTGTATGATGTTTTAAAATTAAAAACTAAAGATATTTACATAGCTGGTGATGATGATCAAGCTATATTTGCCTGGGCTGGAGCTGATGTAAAAAGATTTATAAATGAACCTGCAAAAGAAAAAATTCTCAAGTATTCTAAACGAATATCTAAAGCAGTACAAGAACAATCTATTATACCTATAAATAACATAGTAGGTTTAAGAAAAATAAAACAATACTACCCTAGAAATCATAAAGGTAAATGTGAAGAAATAAATAATATAGATGAAATAGATTTATCTAAAGGTAAATGGTTAATATTAACTAGAACAATATCGAGATTATTAAAAATACAAGAACAGTTAGTTGAAAAAGGTTTATACTTCGAAAGTAACAAAGGTAAAAGTATTAAAGTTAGAATGCATAAATCTTCTATAGATTATACTGATTGGTGTAATGGTAAACAGTTAACGGAAGAACAGATAAAAGATATAAAAGATTATACAGGTGAGTTTAAATGGGATGCAAAAGAAAATTGGTTTACAGCATTTAGATTAGCTAAAGATGAAGATAAAGAATATTTATTACAATTATTAGAAAACAAAGAAGATTTAAATAAACCTGCAAGAATATGGTTATCAACTATTCATGCTATCAAGGGTGGTGAACAAGACAATGTAATTCTATGTTTAGATATAGGTGATAAAATCATCAAAGCAATCAAAAGAAGTCAAGATAAAGAAGATGAAGAACATAGAGTTTGGTACGTTGGAACTACAAGAGCACGTAACAATTTATATAAACTAAAAGCAAAAATAACTAGGAAAGGATATCAGTTATGACAAGTAAAGATATGTTTGAAAGCGCATTTCCACAAAGTAAACAGATAGGCGGAAATCACTATAAAGATTTTCACATTCAACCCTATGAGTTTATTTCTAAGAATGACCTTTCTTTTTTTCAAGGAAACGTTATAAAGTATGTGTGTCGTTATAAAAATAAAAATGGCATACAAGATCTAGAAAAAATAATTCATTATTGTGAATTAGAAATTAAAAAGATGAAAGACATGAGTAAAAAGAAATGAATTTATTTGCAGTGCATGATTTTATTTTTTATTCATTAATAACAATTTATTTATTTGATTTAATATGATAGTACCTCATACAGAATGGGTAATGCCCACTGAGTTTCCTGATCTAAGAGATGCAGATGAGATAGCAATTGACTTAGAGACAAGAGATCCTGATTTAAAATCAAAAGGTTCTGGTTC